AATTGCTTTGTTGCGACACCAATTCCAACACCAACAAGCGCAATACCGGCGAGTGCGGCCCCTTTTGCAAAATTTTTTAATTTCATACCGACATTTGCAAGCTGTTGTTCGGTTTTGGTAAATTCGTTTTTTAGCGTACGCCCGACGGTTTTACCCTTGATCCCGATTTTATCTAAAGGCATCGTGATATTATCAATCAATTTATAAACCGTTTCGATCGCGTATTTTGTCGCCATCACAAATCCTTTTGCAGCTTGCAAAGCTCTTTTATCCGCGCCCTATAAAAAAAGCGGATTTCGTCAACCGTTATTTTTTCCAAAGCCGGCAATGCGTTATAATCCATGCAAATTTGCAATAGCTGGAGATTAACGCCCTGCACGCCGTACACTTTTTTTTCTTTTCCGTCGATTGCACATACGGACATCAAACGGATAAAAAAAGCGTTGCAACATCCCTAAAAAAAAGCCAGTCGGATATATCGATTTTCGAAAAGTATTTCACTTCCTTGCCCGTCATCGCCGACACAAACCCTTGCAGTTTATGAACGGACTGTTTATCGCTGTAATTATCCATCGACATAAACGCATGTCCCGTGGGTCGTTTTATCATCACGGTATCGCCGGCAAAGTCATCGGATAACGACGATATGGTATAGCCAATATTCCTACCGTCAACTTCAACACGGCCGTTCATACACGCTTTTATAAAGCGTTCTTTCAGCGGTTTAAATGCTTCCGCGTCTTCCGCCGTCATTGCACTTTCATCATAATCAATTTCATTCATTTCACAAAAACGCTCAAATTCCGCAACGGCCGTATCTCTATCGATTTTAATTTCTTTTTTTTCATCCATCTTTACGCTCCCTGCTTTTCGATTTTCCCTTCAAGCGAAATACTTGCCGTTCCTTCTTTAAATGAGATTTCTATATCATCAACGATCTGCACCGATCCGGCAAAAATAGCACCGTCGTTTGCCGTGCCGGAATAGTCGAACATTTTGCCGGAGTTTTTCAAATCCTGCAAAAATTCATCGTCTCCGGCGTCGAAATCAATAACCAAACTGATACCTTCAATCGAATCGTTCTTTCTCGTTTGGGCAACTCGGTTCGTTCCGTCGCCGTTCGGTTTTACTTCGTTGTTTTTTCCGCCGAGCTTCCACTTCGCATCGTCGTCCGCATCGCACGTAAAACGGCGACCGTTTAATGTATGACTTTCAAAAGGTCCTGCAATCATTTTTATACCTCCATTTATTCACCCAAATAAAATCCGAAATAAATATCGGAATCCGAAATTTCAACATTGCCGGACAATTTCACGGGAAACTGTACGTTTACTCGTTTCGGATTGTTTTTGTCGATTTCAACTTTCATATTTTTTTTGCTGAATTCCGGCTCTTGAATAATCGCTTGCATTGCGAGCGAATCGGCGAGATTTATAAACGATGTTTTAATCGTTTTCGGCTGTACCGCTTTTTTGTTGTCCGTAATTGTTGTATCGCTTACAAGCGGCGCACCCTTTAAATTGTCCGCCTCCATAATAAGACGCACGTTAAAGACAACGTTTTGTAGTTTAACAAGATCGACAACATAGCGCTTACTCGGAAACTGCCCTTCATTGGCAGGGTGATAAAACGTTACAATGTCGTTTAATTCCGCAACATTGCCGTTTTTAATATTTGTCGAAGAACCCTTGTTTACCGAAGCGCTCCGCTGTATGTAATTTTCCTGAACATCATCGGCACCGCAATGCAAGCCGGTTAATAAGCCCTTATAACCTTGCGCCGGATTGCTGTTTGCCGTCGTAACAATATCGTTGACAAGCGTGCGCGCCGCAATCGCAAAGGGCATTTCGCGGCTGCCGACGGAAACAACCAAAAAATTGATTGCGTCGTTTTTTCGTCCGTCCGTTACCTTTGTGCGTTCCGCCAATGCGTCCGTACAGCCGTGGCAAACGAGCAGCGGCTTTTTTTCCAAAGCAGACCAACGGTTTTCGCCGAACGCCTGATAGGTATCCAGCCGCGATTCTTTTTTATAATCAAAACAATCCAAAACAAACGTTTCCCACACAACGCCGATTTTCCCCAGTGCGGTATTTATGTCGGGGTCTATTGCTCCGCCTGCAAATTTTTTCAAGCTGAACGTTACACCGGGGATATCGGCAACAACTTCAAGTGTGATCATACTCGAACTTTCCCCCGACCATTTTGCCGTAAGCGGTATTTCGTCGGCTTCCGCATCGCCGGTTTTGGCAGGCATATTTAAAACACTATCAACGGCAGTTTTAACCGCCGCTAAAATCGCTTGTGTGCCGTCCCCTTTTTTTACGGCAAATTCGGCAGCAATACCGCCGACATACACCATGCCCGATCCGTTAGCCGTCGCCCCCTCCGACGGTTTGGCAACCGTAACGCCGATTGCACCTTTCGCCGCAACGGCCGAAGCTGCTTTTGCAAGCGGATAAATAGTTACGGGAAAATCGGCACTTTTTCCGTTTTGCGGAAAAAGCTGCAAAGCCGCAAGGTGCAGGGGGCTTCCATACCCGTATTTATCTCCGACGGCATTTGCGCTGCCTTCGATTTCAAATTTTTCCGCGCTGAACACGGCATCGTCGTTTCCTTGTCCGATAATTGCCAACCGCTGCGGAAGCATTGCCGCTTTGCCGGTATTGTAATTTTTGTATTCAACGCTTACACCGCATACACGGCTTACCGCCGTTGCTGAAAGTCCCATAACCAACTCCTTATATTTTTATTAAAACTTCGCCGGTCTTAGTAACCGTTTCAAAGTTAACACCCTCAATAACAACGCCCTCCGCTTGCGGCGAATCTTCGTAAAACGACACGGAAAACTCCATACGCGCAACCGTTACCGCAAGCGCACTTTCATCAAGATTTCCGGGACTGCCCGTTTTTATTCCGAGCAAATCCCTTTCAAGCACCACGCCGCGCATACCTAAGTATGCGTAATGTCCGCTCATTAGAATATTGCGCACAACGGCGGCGATACGCCATGCTTTTAACGCCGCCTGTTCGGTATCATTTCCGCCGGACTCAAAATTGCCGCATGCATAACAGTCCACAAAAAATGAAGCGACATACTTTTTTCGCCCGATCGCACTTCCGGCTTTTCCTTCCGCCTTGCGCGTTTCGTTTAAACAAATATTTACAAGCGGGAAGGGGCTTTCCCTTGCTTCGTTTTCCGTTAATTCCCACGGGCGGGTATTCTCCAAATATACCCCGACGTTAAAATCTTGCGCATTCGGACTGCCGGATTTTACTGCGATGTCATACTGATTGACGTATTCCGTTTTTAAAATGCCGGCAATCATATCGCGGATTTTTTCAGCGTTATCGTTTTTGTCCAAAAGGGTATGGATCACCGCATTCATTTTAAATCCGCCGACAAAATCAAGCGCCCGATCCCGATTGTTCTATCCGGCTCATAGCGCACGACATACAAACGATATTCCGTACCGGATAAATCCTGCAAAAGAACACGCCAGCCTTTTTGCGGCACTTCTTTCGTTTTCTTCGCAAGGGACGACAGCCGATAGGTTGTCGTTATCGTCCTGCCTTGTACCGGCGTGCCGGTTGTATCCAACAAATAGCCGATGTCACCGACGGAACCGGCTAATTCAAACCTGTTCCCCTTTTTGTCAAATAAAAAAAATCGGGAACCGCTCAAACTTGTATCTTCCAAAGTGAAAGACAAATCTTTTTCCGCAAGTTCCCGAATATTCATTTTTTACTTAACCCTGCAAATCATTTAAAACCGAAACGATTTCGTCTTTTGTTTTACTGTCGGTTTCTACGCCAACCAGCACGGCAAACTCTTTCACCTGTTCGTCGGTTGCCGCATCGGCACCTTTGACAAAATCCGCAACGGCAGCCTTCACCAGCGCCGCAATTTCGTCTTTCTTTTTCCCTTTTGTATCGATTTTCAAACCGACGGCGATTTTTTCAAGTGCTTCCTTTGACATTTTTTCAAACGCTTTGGCGGATGAGCCAGCCCCTTCGTTTTCGCCTGTAGAATCGGCGTCGGTTCCCGCATTGGTGATCATACCCTTTGCGACAGCCGTCGAAAATGCTTCTTTATTTCCGCCGAATACGGCGACGGAAATTTCATCTCCTTCGCCGTACATAATTCCATCTGCTGTAAAAGCAAACCCATTTTCTACAACATATTTACTCATTTTCCCCTTCCTTTATGCGATTGTCAGACAACCGAATTGATCAATCGAATACGGCCAACAAAGAGGGCGGCTTTTAATTTCGCCGATATACGATTCGTTTTTTGGTTCCCACCATACACGCGGACGAAAATCGTATTCGTTTCCGATTTGGATTTTACCGTCAAACAATTGCCCGAATATTTCATCAACTTTAATCGTCGGAATACCGCCGAACATTTTTCTAAAATCCAAATCTTCAACGTCCGGCAAAAAGATGACTTTGTTGTCGTCAACGTATTTAATTTTTGTCTTTTTACCGAATTCGTTGTATCTCACATTGTACATCCACAAGTCGTATCGGCCCGTTCCGATATCGATATAGCCCATATACTTGGCACCTTTATTTTTCAAGGAGGGATTAAGCATACCGAGCCGCAGTCCGTCTTGCTTTAATGCCGTTTGTACGGACGAATCCGCAATAAATTTTTCCCACGCGTTTTTCCCGAAAATCAAATTTGATACTTCGCAAAAACCGTCATCGCGGATAACGTCGGCAAGCGCGGTTATATCCTTTTGCACTGTTGCACCCGAAGTACCCCACGCAACTGCAGCTGTCGGAAAGTGCGAAGCCTTCGGCTTTAAATCAAGCTCATACGTCGCCTTTCCGTTTTCATCGGTCAGCGTAATTTTACCCGTCTGCAAAACCTGTGCGGCTTGCAATTCAACCGAATAGCGAATCATCGCCGTCATTTTCGTAAAACCGTCGATAAGGATTTTTGCGATCTTCCCAAGCCAATTTACTTTTTCGGCATACGCATTTTCACCGGGCATCCGTTTCATAAGCCGCGCGATGTTTGCGGGTTTTGCCAGTGCATAAACAGGAAACGGTATGGCATTGTTCTGAAATTCATCTTCGGCAAGCAGTACCGCGCCGGTACTCAAATCGCGGACGACAGGAGCAACATCTTCGCCGGTACGTGTAAAATCGTACTCGAATGTTTCTGCGTCAGTGAAAGAATCTGCGGTTACTTTAAAAAATGAAGACAAAAACCCCATCTTGTTGATGTTTGGTTTTTGATTAAACAGCTCTACAACTCTGGTAATAAAATTAGGCATCATAATTCAAACTCCTGAATAAATATTAAACCGGCGTAAAATTATTTTACGCCGGACACGTCGGTAACCTTTAAGGGTACGATCGCACACCCGCGCAGCATATCAAGCTGTTCTGCCGTCGCGGCATTCCCGTTAATCATCACTTTATCCGCACGTACCTTGCCGGAAATCAATGCACGGAACGGAACATCCGACGCCGACCCTTTTTCGTTTTCCACATCAAACGGAACAATCGCCGCAACCTTTTCGCT